ACAATCAAAAATTCCAAAAATAAATCTTCTACCAATGAGTGAATTTGTTTTCCAACCAGAAGGGTTTAAAGAAAACCAATCATCATATTGTATTGAATAAATATAGTATGGGAATCCCAAATGTTCACAAGCTGCCATGTCTGCATCTGAAGCTGTTGCTGCGCCTATGGGGTGACTATGTACAACACCTATAATTTCTCCTTTATCTTCACAATCAGCCCAATCATCAGGGTCTAAAACAAAAAAATCATTTTTTTCATCTGCAAGATTTTTACAAGGGTAAAATTGTTTTTCACCTTCAATTATTGCTAACAAACCACACATTTCATTAGATGCGTTTTCAAGTGCATAGTTTTTAAAATTGTCTTTCCAAGTCATGCGTTAATGAAAGTAGCAACAGAAGGAAAATCTTTTCTAGTAACTTGTCTTTTTGGTGCTTTTACACCTTCTAAATCTAAAGCAGATATTAATTCAAATTGTACAATGTTTCTATTTTCTGTAGTTTTTCTGTTTATAAAATATATTTCTTGAGGTAGTTCTGCTGTGCTGTCTGGTGTTCCAAATGGATTTGTATTTGAAGGAAAGTTTGCAGCATCCAAAAACTGACTGAGAGTGCGTATGCGTACAATTTTTGCTCCTTGAAGATCATTAAAAGGAGTTGTTGAATTAACAGATGCCATCAAACTTGTGATTGTCCCTAAAACATTTGACACTGTTAAAACTGGTCTTGGTAAAGTCCCTACACCAGAATACTCAAACCCAGTTGCAGTCAAAGGGAATTTATCATATGTATTACCCTGCCAAATAATTGAAGCATTGCTATTCATTCCTACACCAGAATGAAATCTAAAAATACTTGTAGAACCATGTAATGTAGAATCTAAAGTTAAAGTAAAAAGTTCAATAATTGACTTATTTGATAATGATTGTAGTTCCGCTGTGGGTATAGCCATTAGGGTTCAAATACCTCCCTGAAAGTGCAGTTTAAAATTGCTCTATTATTAAATGGTATTGTTTTTGTCCAAGCTTGGCAAACATATTTTCCAGCACCAGATAAAGTAACCGAAACATTACCACTATTTGTTGCACTATTAGACGCAGTAACTGTAAAAGTATTTTGGTCTACAGCAGTTGTTATTGTGAAAGTTCCATCTACGGCTGCTCCTGTAGTGTAATCAATAGTTACTACATCCCCTATCGCTAATCCATGATTTGCAATAGTAATTGTAGATGTGGTAGTTGATTGTGAGTAAGTGCCTGTTTTAACAAAACCCTCTGCTGGCGGTGTAAAGTCAAAACTTGCC